AAACGCCACCGGTAGCGAGGCTAAAAAAGTACCTGTAAGCGTCATGCCCGGGTTAGTGGCCGAATAGGTACCGGGTGTTGCTGGTGCAGCTGGTGACACGATGACGGTAAAGGTAGTGCCTACTAGCGTGTTAAGCGTTGCCCATGTTTCGCTGGCTGCAAACGATCCGTAGAAACTAAGGGTTAGCGAATGGTCGCCTAGACCTTTTACGTATTTGTTGTCTACGTCGCCAAATGCTGTTGCGGTTAGCTGCGCGTAGTCAATAGAAAACGTAGCGGCGGTGCATTGGTCGGACATGTCTATTGCGTTAATTAGTACATGCGGGTTGCTTAAAAGTGTTGTAGTAGCCATAGGGGTTAATCCTTTGTGTCGGTTTCTGTGTCGGTTTCTGTCTCTGTTCTAGCAGATTTAGGGGCCTTTGTGGTGGAACTGCGGCCGATGAAACCGCCAGCGATAAGCGCGTCAATGTTTACGCCGTCTGCCGGGTGAAATTTTGCGCCTACGGTGCCTACACGCTCGGAAAGAATTACGTACATTTTGTGCCTAACTGGTTTGCGCTTGAATGTTGATAGTGAGATCGTAGGCGGGTAGCTCTACCCCGCCAATAATAGCCATAGTGGGCCGTCCGTCTGTGACACCTACGCCAGCGCCTAATACTTGCGCGGCTAAGTTCATTAGCGAGCGTTGGGCGTCTAAGTTGCCGGGGCCTAAAGTTATGCACCGTACGGGAAATGTCATTTTAACAATGTTGCCGTTAAAAGCTTGAAAAGTTGGCGCGTCAATAAAGACGCATGGCGGGACAAGGTTACGCGGGTCGGTCACTACTTGTAAGCCCGAAATAGTGGCAAGCTTGGCCGCTAGGTCGTCTAGACATTCGTTAAATAGGTCTGTAAAGGCTGGTACGGGCATTACGCAAGGGTTGGGCGGTCAATACCCAATAGTTGTTTAATAGTGCCATTAAGGCCTGTAGTGCTGCCAACGCCGTAGCCGTCGAATGTAGCAAAATCTTGTAGCCCGCCGCGCTGTCTGTATAGCGCACCGCCGTATTGGGTGGTGCCTAGTTTTGCTGCACCGTTAGGGGCGGTTGCTAACACGTCTTGATACCCAGCGATTTTGCGTCGGGTAAAGCAAAATTCGTTTGCGGCAGCTGCACACACAATGAGAAATGCAGCATCGCCAGCCGTTGCGGTGCCGATACCTAGCCAGTCTTCAATATCTGTAGCGGTAATCCATGTGCAGGCTACTAGGTCATTGGTGACGGTGCCGGTAGACGCGCTGCGTTCTACGTCGGCTGCTGTTAGTGCGTAAATGATTTGGTACGGCACCGGCTGGTTGTAGTCGTACTCTAAATCGCCTTCGGTGTCTACGCCAATAAAAAGATATTCGGGCGTGGCGTACACGGTACGCGATCCGTTAAATGTGGCATTTACCCCGGCAACGGTGACAGCATCACCGGGGTCTATGTCGTGTTGCTCAAGTAGCTGTAACGACGCGTAATTACTTATTAGCGTCTTGTGCGTAACCGTGTAAATAGCCATTGGCGGCTAACCGCCTTTCGGGCTAGACGAATTTAACGAATTTTGTAGCGTCCCGCATTGAACCGGCGGCGTAACCGCGGAACGCGATAGTACGGCTTAATGTGCTAGGTACGTCTACCGAAATGGCGCCCTTCATTTGCTCGAAAAATTGGTAACCAGCTGCGGGGCCTGCGGCATGTCCCATAAATGAACCGGGCGTATTTTTGTCTACAACCAATACAAGGCCTAGCGGGTTGCCATTCCATGTGCTAGCTGCTGCGGTACCTGCGGCGTTCTGTCCCATAAGGTTAGGTGCGCCCGTGTACGGGAATACCGGACGATTTACATCGTCTACCGATGACGAAAGCGCGGCCCAACTGCCGGGCGTTACAATCATATGGGTAGGTAGGTAGTTAGACGCTAACGAAATTTGGCGGGCGCCTTCGTAAATCGCGGTTACCCAATCTGCACCGACGGCGGTGTCGGCTACCGCGCTGGTTTGTGTAATTGCTGCGTGGCAGTTGTCTACGGCGTAGTTGTCGGTGGCCTGTCCGTATGCAATAGCAAGCTGTTCCAAAACAATATTAAGGCTGGCGGGATCTGTCCAATCTAAATCCTGCTCGGACATTGTAACAAACGTACCGAAAGTCAATTTTGATACGTCGGTATTTGACACCGTGACGGTAGACGGATCTAGCGCTACGTTTTCGCCGCTTTGCTGTGTAGCTGTGGGGCGTACAGTAATTTTAGCTAGGCGAAATGTCGCGCCAGCTGTAGGCATTGCGCGAGTACCGATAGCACTAACAAAAGGCCTAATCGGGTTTAGCCCGTCGTACACAGCCTGTGTAATAATTTCGGGCAGAATACCCGGCGTATCTGCTGTTGTAATGTCCGGCGCTGCTGCGCGAATTTGTGCGTTTAATTGTGCAAATTCGCTAGGGCTTGAATAGTACGCGGCCATGTATTGCGCGGCGCTAGGCATGGTAAAACGCTTAGGGGCCTCGGCCCAAATTGGCGCGGTTGGTGTTGCTGCCTCAACGGCTGCTATTTCGGGTGTCTTTTCCATTTCGGGGGTTTCCTCATCTAGTGGGTTTTCATCATTATTATCTAATTTGTCGGGGTCGTGGTGGATACTTGCCGACGCGTAAACCTCGGTTATTTTGGCGGCGTTAAATGCTGGTTGCGGGACTAGCGAGATTTCGTCTACTACAGCTGCCGTAATGCGCATGGTACCAACATCGTCGGTAGTCCATTGCAGCGGTGTTATCCCTACGGATACGTCGAGTACGCCATCGGCCGAAAGGGTTAGCGCGGTGTCGCCCAATGGCGTAGCCGATATGCGGGCCTCAAATAGCAATTCGTTAGGGCTTGAATTATCTAGATTTGTGACAATGCCGACGGGCTGGCTCGAGTCGTGATACATGTAAACGCGGGGCATACGATCGGGGGCCGTAAGGCTGCCCGACTCAAATAGCACAGACTCGCCAGAGCTAACAGACGCGGTAACGCCATACGGGGCGGCAATGCCCATAATAAGACGTTGCCCGGCGCGTGTACCGTCTGCGGCGGCGGCGTCTACGGTTATTGCGGTAGCGGTTAATTTAATCATCGGTCTAAAGGTACTCTAACTGTTTCGGTAATTGCTGGCATTTCCTCGGGCATATCTGCGTAGGTACCCATGTAATCTGCCGCTAAATATGCTTTAGGGTTTAGCCGTACATAGGTACCGCGCGGTAGAACATTGTCACTACTTAGCGTTTCGCTAATGCACGTAGCGTAGGCCTTACATGCAAATAGCCATAGCTGCTGGCGGGCGTCGGCGTTGTTCGAGTAGTTGTATCCACCTATGGAAAGGTTGCATAGAAACCCGGGGATATTGGCTAGGCGTGACATTTCGAGCGCTTGAAAGTTGCGCGCCTCGCTTAATAGCATTTTGTCCGGTGTTGCGCTGGTTTCGCTGTAGGTCAAGTGTTCCGATATCGCGGCCACGCTGTTAGACATGCGCGCCACGTTAAAGGCTTGCGCCATTTGCGCTAGTTCCTCGCTACTTAACGGCTGGCCGCCAGTTTGTTTTAAGACGCCGGACGGTTGCACCGCAACCGCGTTACGGTTTGCGGCTTGCTCGAGTTTTAGCGCGGTGTCAATGGCGCGCGGGGCCACAGTAGTTAAAGCTTGAATAGGGCTGATGAATTGCACGACGTCTTTATAGTTAAGCGGTAAACCTAAAAACATAAGTTGTTTGGACGGCCCGTAACTTATATTGCCTTGTTGATCCATTGTGGTTACAAGGTTTGCCGGTAGACGTTGAAACGATGCGGGGTAGCCGTCGGCCGTCCTAGATTTAACGTGTAGGTAGGCGACGCCGTTAAAAAATAAATCGTCAAATAACCATGAAAACGTGAAGTTATTTGTATTGTCCGGGTCTAATCGTTGAAGCCAGCTGCGTGGCGCTAGAGGGATTTCTTCCATTTCGTTACCGTTCCATTGCAACGTATACATTTCTAGCGGTAGGCAACCTATGACGGACGCGATGAGATCACGGGCGCGGGAAATGGTCGGTACCGACATGCAACGGGCGCGCGCGCCGTCCTCGCTGTAAGCAAAATACGGCGGGCCTATTTGGCTTGCGCCTTGGTTGCCTTGCTGTTGGTAGCCGTAACCTACGGCTGCTTTAATTTCGGGTGCGGCCACGCCGTACGTAGGTTTTGGGTCGCGTCGAAATAAAGCCATAGGCGCATTATGCCACACGGCGTAAGTGTTGGGGTGGAATTGGGGCGCCCGACGCGCCCCAAAACCGATCTAATGCTAACCGTTACTAAACGCCACAATAGGTTTAGCGTTGTTGGCCGGGCGGGAAACCATCGCAACAGCAAACACCATTGCGCGCCCCATTTCAATAGGGCCACTAGATCGGGCGCTAGATAGTGCAACGGTTTGTTGGTGGCGTACAAGTACTGCGCGCTCGGTTTGTTCTATTAGTGAAATCTCGCCCGAGTGTTGTACGCGGCCTTCGACAATTAACGCGCGTACGCCTTGTGTCCATCGGCCTAATTCTCGGTAGCCAACTATGGCGCGTCGGCTGTCATATTCGCGCGGGCATGAAATTTCAAACGGCGGTGTAATTGTTAGTTGTAATAACGGGTTGCGCATTTCGTGGGCTATGCGTTCCCATGCTGCGGCAAGGCTGTCTACGTCAAAAGCCACGGTAACTAATGATCGGTTGCCGTCTTGTACGGCGCGTATGCCGACATAGCGCGTACCGTCTATAGACGTTTCTACACTTAACGTACCGCCGGGTGGTATCGGGTCGGTGGTGGCACACGACGCCCATAGTCCCGGCTCGAGCCATGCGGTACTGCTGGCTACCCAAATGTTTACCGACGATCGTAAAAACGCCGAGCGATTAGGCGCTTTAGCCTCTGCATGTAGCACGTCGATAGTTAAACCGCCGTAGCCCAAACTAGGGTTAGCCATTTTCCACGCCTCGGGCGTCATCGGGTCAAGTGTTGCCGGGGGTGACCATTCGGCAAAATACATAGGGCCAACATCGCCCGCGTCTATTTGCCGTAAGCCCTGACCGCGCCAGCGTAAAAGCGCATGGCTGTTTTGTGTGCCAGCTGTAGAAACCATTAAGCAAATAGGGTTCGTAATGGCACGTTGCGTAGGTAGTAGCCCGGTATCTATTGCGTCCTCGGAAATGTCCCACGCTTCATCTATATATAGAAATGACGCGCTATAGCCGTGGCCCGCTTGCGGTGTTGCGGCTCGAACTATCCACCGGTGACCGTGTAGCTCTAATTCGTTACGGCCATATGACCATGAGATTTTAGCGCCAAATTTCTTTTGCAGAATTGGGGCCAAATACTTAAACAGCGAAACGGCTAAATCGAGTTTGTGCGCAACCGATATAGCGGTACAACTACCGCCCCGGCGCGGTGCCTCAATAGTTAAAAACCAGCCAATAGCGGCCGCGCCTAAAAGACTCTTACCATTTTGCCGCGCTACCGACAGACACGACACCCGGCGTAAAAAATTGTCGTCGTCGTCTAAAACGGTAATTCCATGTAGGCACCTAATCTGCCACGGGTAAAGCTCAACGCCTAACACGTCTTTAGCAAAACTTACAATTTCATCGGCCCTCGATCTAGCGCCGTCGGGCGTAATCGTTTCTAGTCTTGGCCGGTCGTCGCCAGTTTCGGCCACGCTGTGTGGTTCTTGGGATATACGAAA